CTACGGCCCGAATCAGGGTTCCCCATACCGGAACCAGATGCAGATCGTGGCCGACATGGATGTCACCACCCGTCTGTCGGGGGCGAGCCTCAACCTGTTCTACGCCAGTTGGAACCGACTCCTGCGCGAGGTGGTTCGTCGGGTGGTCACAACCAAGAAACCTGACAAGGCCATCAATGACTTCTTTGCACGATGCGAAGCGAAGGGAGTCCCCAAGGAGTTTATCAAGACCCTCGACGTAGCCCGCACCAAAGCTGTTAGATCAATCGGTAACGGGAGCCACGCCAACCGGATGGTTGCCCTCAAGGAGCTTCAAGGAATCAGCGGCCAGTTCGACGACGTTGGCCGCCGCAACCTGACCCGCGACATTGTATCTACTCGTGTGGGGCATGACCTCGCCGACCGTTACGTTCCGGCTGAAGTTGAGAAGCGTCCGACTATTGATCTCAAGATTGCTTACTTTGAGAACCAGCAACTGATGGCGGGATCACAGGTTCCGGTTGTAGGGAACGAGTTGCACGGCACACATTTGGAAGTCCATGTTCCGGCCCTTAACCAGTTAATTGAACAACTCAATACAGGGGCAGCCGACCCGATGCAGGCGCTCCCTGCGGTGCAGGCATTCTACGAGCACGTTAGCCAGACGGTTCAACTCACGGCAGGCGACCCTGCCTTGGAAGGACTGGTTGGGCAGACCCAGCAAGTTCTCCAGTATGCCGAGGAGGTCATCAACAACACGATGAAGGCTCTCCAGAAGATGCAGCGGGACCAAGCCCAGCAAGGCGGCGAGGAAGGGCAACCACAACAGCCCCAACAACCTGATGCCAAGATGATGGAGCATCAGGTGAAGATGCAGATCGCCCAAGAGAAGGCGGAACTGGACATGTCCATCAAGCAGAAAAAACATGACCAAGAAATGGCTATACGGGATGCGAAGGCTGCGCTAGAATTCCGTGAAAACAGTGAACTCGAAAGAACTCCTTGAGCTACATGATGTCACTTGCCGCGAGTGCAAGGACATCATGCGAACAAAAAATTCAGACTACACGGGCGGCAAGGATGCTACCGACCCGTTTGCCAACTTCAAGAGTAGCGTAGTGATAGGCATTCACCCTGTCCACGGACTGCTGATGCGTGTCCTCGACAAGATCCAGCGAATCCGCTCGTTTGTGAACGACAAGGAACTACAAGTCCCCGACGAAAGTGTTGAAGATGCCTGTCACGACATTGTGAACTATGCTATTTTGGCAAAGGCAATGTTGCGCGAAGAGCGGAAGAATTCAGATGCCTAAAAAAGAGATAACGCCCCCAATCCCCCTCGACCGCTGGTATCGGGATCTGGTCACCGTCAAGGCCCTCCACGAGCTTCTGGAGTCGGATGCTTTCAAGAAAGCTGCGGCCACTCTGAAGGAAATAGCTGGACCCTCGTTTAATACTTTGCAAGATGAGGCGGGGAACGCACAGCGCCATGCTTGGTATGCTGGTTACCGTGACGCGCTAAATGATTTGTATAAATTAGCTAACCCGCCCGCAGATAAACAAACAAACATAACTCCAGATGAGTGGACCCACATCGAATGACGTAGCAGCCGAGGCTCCGGCAGCAGACCCCGTAGCAGAAGTAACCGCGAACGTCCCTGACGCTGGCGAGGATTCAGGAAATTCTTTCATGGATGCCTTGGATGTGGCTTTTGAAGAAATGACTTCGGACGGACCACAGGACGTTATTACTACTCCTGAACCAGAGCCGGAACCCACACCAGAGCCGGAGGCCGAAGCCGTCCAAGAGGACACCCCCGACCCCACTGCTAATCTTTCCGAGGACATCGGTGACGACTGGACCCCGAAAGCTGCCTCCCGATTCAAGCAACTGAAGTCTGAACTGAAGGACACCAGCACCGAGCTACAGACTCTCCGGCAACAGCAGGAAGAGTATGAACAAAAAATTAAAGAACTGTCTGGGCTGGCCGAGTCACAAGACGTTGAGGCGCTTCAGCAAAAAATTGCTGAATACGAACAAGCCCAGATGTTTACCAATCTGGAGCAGACACAGGCTTACCAAGAAGCGGTTGCGTTGCCCTTGCAGAATATCGTGCAGGAAGCCTCTGCTATTGCTGAGAGGTATGGGGCAGACTCTGATTCCCTCATTGACGCCATGTCCCTGTCCGACCAAGAAGAACAGGACCGCGCCCTGAACGACGTTTTGCATGATGTTTCTGACAGGGACCGCGCAAAAATTTATCACTTGGTTAACCAAATTGACCCCGTTCTTCAAATGCGGAACAACCTGTGGGAAAATTCAGACGCCGCGATGAAGGAGGCAGAACTCCTCGCGGAGCGCCAATCTCAGCACGCGGCGGCGGAAAACCTGCGCGTCCGGCAGGAAGTAGCCCAGAATGTGGCCGAGCGGGTCCAGCAGAAGCTCCCGTTCCTGTCTGGCGTCGAGGGGCTGGACATGGCCGCGATTCAGGAGAAGGCGGCTGAAGTAGACCCCTCCGTCATGCACCCTGTAGATTTTACCTTCAACTCGATTTCTGCACAGCTTCTCCCCACCGTGGTCCGTGAGTTCATCGCCATGCGGGCTGAGAATGCCACCCTGACTGACAGGCTGGCGGAATACGAGAGCGCGGAACCCACCATGTCTGGCAACACGCCGTCCTCCGGTCAGGTTGCTAGTGGCGCTGGGGCGGATTCTTCGTTTGAAGACGCCATCAATGCGGCGTTCGGGTCAAATAATTTGAACAGGTAGCCCCGCCTTGATTTTGACTGACTTTGTGGGAAAATAATCCCGCAATGTCTACCGAACCTAAACCGGATTCTAAGATTGGTCTTTACGTCGGCCTCGCAATTCAGGCGGCTGGGATAGTCTGGTGGGCGTCTAGCACTACTTCGCAGGTTCAGCACAACGATTTCCAGATCCAGATGATGGGTCGTGATGTGGCCAAAAACTCGGATTTTGTGGAAAAATGGCCCGCCGGAAAATGGGGCAGTGGCTCTCTCCCCGACGATGTCCGCCAGAACATGATGCTGGAATCGTTGGAGAAGCGGGTTGAGAAGCTGACTGAGGATTTATACAAGAGCAGGATTACTAGCGAGGCCGAATAATTTCCCTATTGACATTTTTGTATTCTTGGTTAAGACTGCCCCATACACGACGAGGTTGCTCTAGCCACAAGTAGTTCTACAAAGTTGCTGTTCTTGGGCTGAGTTCCAAACCATACCACCCGAACCTGTCGGTTGCTCTAGCCGTATAAGTAGTTCTAGTTAGGCAGCGTTCACCAATTCAGTCAGGCCGCTTTACGCCCCAACAAGGGGAGTGGCCTATCTTCTCATCCAACTTTTTACTTTTCAATACAATGGCATTCGGACCTCCCGGCTCACTAACCGGTCCCACGACTGGCGCAGGGGCTGACATTAACACGATTCTGACCCAAGAAGCTGGGCGGATTGGCAATGATATTCATAAAGCCACTCTGCACACCAGTCCTTGGATCGACCTCATCAAAAAAGCCGCCTTCCCTGAAGGAATGGGCTATCAACTCAGCACACTGGTTTATGACCGTGCGCTGCCTATCACGCCTTTGGCAAACAGCCTTGGGGCCTCTCCAGCCGACTCAGAAGTTGGCACGGATTGGTCTGCGATGGGCAATGACACGCTCGGCGCTTCTCGCGGGTTCACCGCCTTGCAGACTGACACGACTGCCTCGCTCCCAACTGAAGGCAGCAATGTTAACATCATCGACTTCTCCAAGCAGCTCAAGACTTACAGTCTCAGCCGCGCAGTAATCGAATCCCCGCGTATCAACGTCGAGGAACTTCGCTACGCTGTGCATCGCACCGAGCAGCTTCGGGCTATCATGGATCTCCTCAAGGAATCCACCCGTCAGTCTTGGGAAGATCGCTACCGCCAACAGTTTGGTATGCAGGCCGACAACGTGATCTATGCCCAAGCCGCTTCCTCTGTCTTCTCTACAGGGGCTGAAGGTAAAGCCCTCTACGGAGAGACAGGAGATGATCTTCTTAATGTTGACGATACCATCACTGATGGTGGCGATGGCTCCGGTTCAGGAGATACAGTCGGCACCGATGCCAACATCTCCAACGCAATTCTGGATAAAGCATATTTCCAGCTTGTTCGTAAAGGTGCTGGCAACAACGCCTACGGTCGTGAGAACGGACGCCCCGTGTTCACCCTTGTGTGTTCCTCGGAGGCTTCCTACCAACTCCAGACCGAAGCAGGTTTCCGCGATGACATCCGCTACAACAATGCCAAGGTCAGCGATCTCATCGCCCCCCTTGGTGTTGAGAAGTCCTTCAGGGGGTTCTACCACCTGATTGATGACATGGCCCCTCGGTTCAATGTCGCGTTGTCAGGTGACAATAACAACTTGGTTCAAGTCCCCGTCTATGATGTGGATCAGACCAATAATAAGATCGTGATGAACACGGCCTACGACAGCGCCGCTGTTGAAGCCGCATTCATTCTTCACCAAGATGTGATGGAGTCCCTGATTCCTACCCCTGTTGGTAATGTAAGTGGTCTCAAGTTTGATCCCGTGTCATACAAAGGCGAATTCAAGTGGACGAATATTGCCGATGTTATTCGCAATCCTGACGGCCAAATTGGTTTCTTCAGGGGGATCATGGCCAGTGCGTCGAAGCCGATCAAAACCGAATTCGGTTACGTCATCCTCTTCCTTCGCACCAGCAGCACCCCCGCTGCGGTCTAGGTTTAACTTGTGCGGGGTAGCGGCTTAACCCGTTACCCCGCGCATAACCCAACTACGATTATGCCTACTCTTGATGATACTCCCACTCTTGAAGAACTGGGGTCGAGCGATGTTGTTGCCGCCGACCTGATTCTTGTTTATGATGTGTCAGAGCAGAAAGTCAAAGCGATCTCTCTCACCAATCTCAAGGCCAGTACGTTGCTGGATTAAATTTCCACCTCCAACCCTAACCATAAATCCCGAACCCTGAGTAACCCTTCGGGGTTCGGGATTTTACTTTACGATTATGGCTGCCAAACCAAAGCCGAAGAAGAAAAAGGAAACGGAAACGGAAACGAAACCTAACCTCGGCCCGTTGCCTCTCCAAGGCACACCGGACGACGAGCTAAGAGACCCGCAGAAAATTCTCGATGAAGAGGCCCGTGCGGCCCACCCTTCCCAAAAAGGATCAGAGACTGCTCCCAAACCCCGCGCCATAATCCATGACTACCTGAAGGGGCCGGAGGGGGCCGCTGTTAGGTTGCCCGCCAACATATTTGGGGGCGACTTTTCCCAAGAGCAACGCGACATGATCCTCACTGCGGGAGCCAAGCAGGGACTCGGGCCAGAGTATTTTCACGCCTCCAAATACGGTGTGGCAAGGGGAGCCGACGGGGAACCCCTCCCCAAGAAAGAAGTATACCTCCCTGCCTCAAGCTACGGGGCCGCTATGGTTGACCCCCGAACTGGAGATTACTTCACTGGCAACAACCAGTGGCTCGCACAAACGTCCGCGAAACTTCAGGCACAGGGGCTACCCGCGCTCATCCCTGAAGCGCAATATGAGCGGGACAAAGAATTCTACGAAAAAAAATATGTAGACGCGCAGTTCGACAAGCAAGGCATGTTGGACCCCGAGAGGGCCAAGACCTTCGCAGACTTCCGAGGCCGGATGCTCAGGAAGATGGCGCTCGACAAGCAAGCGGCTGAAGGGGCAGAGCCTGAACCAGCGGGAGAACCAGCGGGAGAACCGGCAGCGGACGATGTGGTGGTGGACCCAACGACGGGAAATATTTATACCGAAGCAGGAGGAGGAGAAGGGATACAGTTAGATCCTGATCTTGAAGCCGCACTGGCGCGGGATATTGCTCGTGGCAAAGCCCCTGCTCCTGCCCCTGCCCCTGCCCCTGCCCCTGCTGAAGAACTATATACGGCCCCTCCCTCAGAATTTGAGGGGGGCTACGCTGAAGATGAGGGTGTTGACACTTCCAAGATAACTGGGGCCGATTTACTTCCTTACGCCGGATATGGAGAAGAACCCGCCCCAGAACCAGACGACGAAGGCTTCGGTGATGATGATGACGGCGACGAAGCGGAACCCACCGTGTCGTTCTTCTCACCGGAGATGATAGAGCAGAGCGCAACGACTGTGTTTGAAAGGCTAACAGGCGGACCCCCAAAGGAGGGCGTTGACGAAGACGCCTTGGCCAAACTCAGCGCACACCTCAGTGACGAACGATTTGCCGACATGACCCCTTCCGAGGCACTTGAGGTTCTTAAAGAAGAAGGGTATGCCATCGGGTTAGGTGAAGGATTTTAACAATGCACCCCCACGACGACAACAAGAAGGGCGACATGGTCCCCGTGGACGCCCCTGAGAACAAGGGCGCTGCGCCCGAGGGGGGCAAGGTGGACGAGGGCCACGAGATGGTTCAGCACCAGCTTAACAACCTGAAGCAGAATGCCGATGCCCTGCTGGAGCACATGTCACAGTGCGAGTGTCCCCATGTCCATGAGGAATGGGTTAAAAAAAAGATAACCCTAGCTACGGATTATCTCGATTCAGCGCGAGACTACGTTTTCAGCAGTCACGGCGAAGGCGGCGACAAAGATCACGGAGACGATCACCATGATGAGCACGACGACGGCAGCGGCTTTATGGTAATGATCGAGAAGCGCCTGTCCCAGCGACAGCCTTGACCCTAAACTGGAAATCTGTAAACTGCTTTAACGTATGGCCGCTAAGTCAGTATCCCACACCGTGTCCCTGTCTATTGGCAATGTATCTTTGGCCTTTAATGATTCGTCAACTGTTTCGGCTGACCCAACAGATTTTTTGCTGGCCACGCAGACTGTCTCTACCAGTTACGAGGCGTTAGACGATGGTGAAGTTGACCCCGCTTCTTGTCTGGTCATGTTGCTTCTCAAGAACGAAAACACGACAGGATCTTCTGAGCTACAGCTATCACTCGACGAAGGGACAACCATTCACCTTGTCCTCCATAACGGGCAAACCAATCTGATAAGCATAGAGAACTACGGTAACGTGAGGATAAAAAGTAACACCGGAAACGTAGACGTTACTTACATGGCCGTCCAGATCGGTGCTGGTGACGCATAATTCAACAACCAACAATCATGGCAACATCCAATATCGACAAACAATCCTTCGGGGAGGCGGGGGCAACTATGCTCACTGGAACTGAAGGAGTGGTGAAAGAAATATGTGCAATCCTCGTCATCGAGGACACCATATTTGATGGCTACGATGACGACAGTGATGGCAGCTATACTGACGGGGACCATTCTAAATGGCCCGAACTCACCGATTCAGCAACCAACGGCAAAAAACTTCTACGGAGTGATTCTGCCGCTGATGGCGTAACTGTCCCTGCTGGAATTACTATTTACGGGCAGTTTGCCGCAGTTAAGCTCCGCTCTGGAACCGTCCTCTGTTACCACGCAGCCTAATGCGCTTAGGTCTGTCAGCGAAGATCGGGGCGAGTCCCCCGCCTAGATTGCTATACCACCCTAAAGCGGCGGCATACATGGATAAGGTGGTGGCAAATGATTCTTATGGATTCAGCACCGCGCAGAGGAGCGCAATATCTGATTTTTTCGACGCCCTCGATGCCAACAGCCTTGGGTCGGTAATCAAGAAGATGTTCTTCTTCGGCTTTTCGGTTAATGCCGGATTGCGCGATGTGATGAACCCCACCTCCACGGAGTCGTGGGCCGCTGCCCCTGTTTCTGGGGACATGAATGACGGCTACGCAACCTTTGCTAACGAGAGCATCACTACATCTCATACCGTATCATCGCTGGGGATAGCCCATAATAACTGCGGGGCTTTTTTCTCTGGCACGAACATGACCCGTCAGACATCGAACTATGTCAATGCTTACACCAGCAGCAGCAGTAATTTTCAATTAAAGCAGGACACTGGAGAGACAGCATTTCGTTCGGGCTACAGCGCGAACATCAAGTCCACCTCCGAAAAGCAGGACGGAGTATTTGTTGCTACACGGTTAGTCAATGCCGTAGCAATGACACGAATCAAAGCCTCCCGCGCCGTGGAGAATGTAACGGCCACCAAGTCAGGTGGATCAACACCATCATCGACGATTTCTTTACTAAGTGGCTCCACTGTCGGGAACGCATCTTCGGTTGGCATAACTTCGGGGCTATCTGCGGCTAATGCAGAAACACTGGCGGGGCTTATTTATGATGTTTGTGTCGGGATTGGCCACACAGACTTAACCACACAGGATTCATAATGAAGGGGTTCACTATTTATGTAGACAGCATTGATGTCCCTTTGGTCACTGTCGATGGCGACGAAGTATTCCTTGGGGGCAGTCTAATTTCAGATGGCCCAATTACAGTTCTTCCCGTCGCCGCGATAAGCGGATACCAAGAAGACACGCCCAGCGGGGCTTTGGCGGCGTATGTGCCGAGTGAGATTGCCGATCTCGCTGAAGCGAGCAGCCACCCTGTCATTAGATTTTCTGATATTTACTTACGGTTTCCCACCCTCACTGGTCTGGTAGTCGGACAGCTATCCGTTACAAAAACAGCCTATGAGCAGACGCATGACGTTCTTGATGCTCACACTGGAATAATTTACCATTCTTTCTGGGAGTTGGGTAGTGGGCCTGCTCTCACCCTGCAAACATCAGGCGACCCGCCATCGAGTGAACTCGTTGCGTGGGCAGAGCAGTATAGCCCCGATTACGCTGGGGCTGTAACGACATTACCCTGAACAAAAGCGACGAATAAGTGAACCATGCCTCTCCAACGCAACCAGCCGTCGCCAGAACGCCAGAGCGTCCTTTCGTTTGTATCACCAAGCGTTGCGGACCTTCTGTTTTACGAGACCGTTGATGCCAAGACCGTTGGGGCTGGGGGCGGTAAAACGGTAACATCTATCTCGTCTGCTACGCAGGCGGTTGAGGTTACGGCTGGTGGCACCTATGACGGGGACTACCACGAATCGGGGTTCCTTGTTCAAGTGACTTCTACGGCCCACGGTTATGTTGTTGGGGATGTTGTCACTGTTATAAACGCCCCAGACGGCAACAACGGCCTTAACGCAAATGGAACTTTTGAGATAAGGTCCAAGACAGACAACAATTTTGTTTATTTTGTCCGTGGGTCTGGTTCAACCAGCACATGGGACGCTGCTGATGTTACAGCGGCCAATACCATTGTTTACAAATCCCACCCACAATACGGGACCGCACACCCTGACACGGAAAAGTTCCCCACCCACAAGCTGTGTTATGTGAAGCAGGCCGACGGCGAAGGGCTATATTTTGAATACTACTATGCCGCTGAACGCCTGCACCAAGACGATTACAACTTTGAATACAGCCAAGCGGACTTGGGTGGGAACAAATATGATACCGTAGTGCGGACCTATGTGACCTTGCGGTCTGATTTTGCTGACGCCGACACTGAGTATCCGGCGGGGGGTGCCATGCCTGACCCGCTCAATCAGTTTGCAGACACCCATATTCTGCTCACACGCCAGCAGAAGCGCATCGGGGATCAGGAATTGGACGGCCTCTTCGTTGTCGAGCAGCGGGTTTACTTTAACCGTCAGGACATCGTTACCCAGAAGCTGGACTCTGCCACAGACAAGGTTCTGGAGACTAAGATAAAACTTTACTATCGTGGTGAAGCTGGGGCCGACCTTACGGGTTCATCCGCTGCAATAGAAACTGCCGCAGACGATCCCACCGCGTGGGGTCTGTCTGCTACGGGGGTGAACAAGGAAGTCCAACAACTAAGTCACGACTGGTGGCAGGTTACCGTGCAGGATGTTATCCCGCAGGGGCTTACTGACCATCTCGGCGGCAAAGTTATCAGGGATTATTACACATATCAGAACTTCACATGGCCTGCTGTGCTAGATGGTCTGGTTTTTACATCAGTTGCTAGAAAAGACGGCGCTAACAATACTGCGGTGACTGCTCGTATGAAAGAAGGGAAGGGGGGTCACAGCGGCCCGACCAAGATGAGGGTCCGGCAAGTATGGAAAAGCACTGTTTTTTCTGAAGGCACCATACCTGAACCCAAGGTTTTCAAGACGACTAGTGGGAGATACACCGGGGCGCTATATAGTGTAAGTGTTAGTAATGTGCTGAGTGGGCCAATTACATTGACTGACTTTATTGGCACCGAGCACCCTACATTTAAGATGGGGGATTATGCGTTCCCCAAGCCTTGGCTTCTGGCATCTGACCCGACGGACTGGCCGAGTAGCTTTGTCGGGTCTGCCGCCCAGAAGCCTTTTCGGGGCGGCTATTTGCTGGAAATCATAGACGTTTACGCACCTTAATGGCACAGGATTTTAACCCCGACCTCAGTGTTTCTTTTGACGCGCTGCAAAGGCCGATGCCCACGCCGGAGCAACCTTCCGGCTCCATTATCGGCAGTGCCGATGCTAACTCCCACCGCCCTGAAGAGGATGAACTTCGGCACCGCCCCCATGCGTTTGCGCTGATGCACGGCTCGGACGGGGCCAAGGTTGCTTACGGGCAGTTGCTTTGGAGGATTGATGAGCTTAACCTTTTTTATACCCTCTCCGCTCCAGACACCTTATTAACAGAGGATATTGATACATGGCCTACGGGAACATATGAGGTTACGGGCAGCGGCCCCGCAACTATCGAGATCCCCGCTCGTGGAGGCCCAGTCCCCATCACTAACTTAGCCCATACGCACGGTCAATCGGGACAAGCAGCCGTAGGCGGTCTAAATGTAAAAGTCCCTACAATAAACACGGAAGACGGGGCGGTAATGTCTTCGGGGATTAACTTTAACGACAACGACACAAAATACCACCAACTGGACGGGTATGGTGACGTTTACCTTTACTGGAAAGTTGACCTTGACGATGACGATAACGATAAGGTCACCAAGTGTTGGGTGACGGTAGACGGGGGGACGGCTCAGTCAGACATACCTGCTGTAGATAATTCTTTCACCGCACTTGACAGACAGAACACTGGAAACGGCACTATTGAAGTAGGAACATACCGTGTAAAGTTAGGGTCTGTGAACGAAGATGAACAAGTGACCCAAGACATATCTAGTGACGTTTATTGGTCGATCTTCCTCTTGATGAGGGTAGCCGATGAGGGAAGCTAAGTGCGCTTGTTCTTGTTTTGAAGGGGGCAGTTTTACTAAATACTCTTTCCCCCCTAGTGGGTTCAAGCCCGAGCTATTTTTAATAAGCCCTAAAGATTTTCTGGGCCTCGCCACGTTTTTGGCTAAAGAAGAACGCACTACCGCGAGAGTTATTTTTAACAGGGGGGTTCCTTTTTTCAATCTTCCTCATCTGACGCTACAAGACGGCAGGGTCACAGAACACGCGGGAAGGCACAGGGCTACGGTCTTGCTGGATAATGGTTACACAACTATGCCTGTCAGGATTTATTCGGTTAAAGACAAAGATTTTCCTGACTACATAAAAGCACAGGAAACCGCAAAAGACCCTGACTTCACGATCCCCCTGCCCACTGGCCTGACCCTTGACCCTTGACCCCCCATCTGCTACTTTGAACCATGGCCACATTGACCGTTCAAGGCGTCGAGGATGCCCTGCTAGACGTATGCGGGTCCAAGGGTGCTAACTCCGCCCAGTTCCTGAAAGAACTGAATCTGGCCCTCCCACGCCTCTACAATATGGGCATGTGGCGCGACCTCGTCTTTGAGGATGTTGTCACCACCACGGCCAGCACGTTCACTATCCCCGACGATGCTGAGTCAATTATTTCGGCTCTTGTAGACACGGACGGGAGCACTACTGATTATTCTTACCCTCGCGCAGTCCGCAGCCAATTCCACGACTACCGACTGGCTGGGCGGGACGACACGGCTGGGGAGAACACCATGGCTGCTTTCGGGATCGTGGACGACGGCTACTCAGCAACGGTCGAGGAGCCTGTGGATGGGAAGACCTATTCCTTGACCTTGAGCCCAGTCAGCCCCGCGGCACACCTCCCCGCATCTGGGACCGTTCATGTTACCTTTTCGGATGGGACAAACACCTCCGACCCCACTTCGCCCCATTCTGGTTCTGTGGGGGGTAAGTTTACTTGTGGGAGTGAGGCTAGTCTTATAACGCACCCGCATAATGTCGATATAACCAGCATCAGTGAGATAAGGGTGGGGACGGCTAACTTAACAGACCCCGTTAAGTTAACTTGGGAAGAGACAGGATCTTCGACTTCTCTGGTCGCCGCCAATGATCTGCAAGAAGCCAACCAAGTCACCCGTTACCGCCGCTACCGGATCGACAACAGGGATTCCAAGACCATGTCGCTGCGGCTGCTCCTCAAGCGGAAGTTCAAAACGCTGATCGACAGCACGGACGTTGTCTACATCTCCAGCCTCAACGCAATCAAACACGCGCTCCTTGGCTCCATTGCCGAAGAGAACGCAGACGTTGAGCGGTCCAATTACCACTGGTCCGTGTGCCGCGCCTTGCTCGACGAGCAACTGGACGCACACCGTGGCGCGGCCAAGCCCGCCATTAGATTTGATCCCTCTGGTGTGGGAGCCTACACCAGTAACATAATGTAACCCCTACCATGATCCAATACATCACCGAGAACAAAGAGGAGCTTCTGCAAATCGTTGCCAGCGTCATCGCTGTGGCCTCCCTCATCGCCACCATGACTCCAAACGAGTCCGACAATAAATGGGTAAACCGCATTTCTTCCGTCGTATCGTGGCTCGCCCTCAACGTGGGCAAGGCTAAGAGCAAGTGAAGACGTTCTTCCGTCTTTTAACTGCGGCACTCAATGCCTACATCGAACATGTCCGACTGCAACGAGACCGACATCTCGACGCTTTGGAAGATCGCCTTGATGGCCTTGCTTCCATTGGTGACGCTCATAGCAAGTTGCTCATCGAGCGGGTCGCTAAACGCATCGAGCGCGAACGCAAGCGCCTTATACGATCCACCGACAGTAACTCTGATTGACGGGCAGTCCTACCAGTTCAAAGAGGGCGTCCTTGTTGGGCGGAAAGATCATAAATTCCACAGCGACTACAGCTATCGCCGTGCCGTAATCATTGGAGAGAAATGATAATGAACCCCCGCATCATCGACTCCTTGATAGGAATGGCCGCACCCACCATCGGGCTTATCACGAGTATGCAGGAACAGTTTGAATACTGGCTGCGAGTTGGCTCCTTAGTCGTTGGCATCACGGTCGGCCTTGCCTCCTTGTATCGGCTGCTCTCTAAATACAAGAAATGAAAATCGGGTTAGCATGTGGCCACTCACGCCTTGGCGATCAGGGGGCATACACTACAGGCGATTACGTCCTGTCTGAATGGGATTTCAACCGCGACATGGTCCGCCGGATTGGGCATGTGTTGAGCAACAACCACGGGTGGGCCAGTGGGGGCGATTACGTTATCTACGACCACTATCCCGCCCGAAGCTACACCGGAGCAATTAACTATCTGGCTCGCAAGCTCAAAGAAGACAACGTCGGGGCCGTCATAGAGCTACATTTCAATTCCGCCAGTCCATCTGCCAAGGGCCACGAGTGGCTTTACTGGCATACCAGTAGCGGAGGGAAGCGGCTGGCCGAAACCCTGCGTGATGAGATGGAAGAAGCCTACCCAGACATGAAGTCTCGGGGCGCTAAACCACGCGGCCCGAAACAACGCGGCAGTTATCTGCTCCGCAAAGTCCCGCCCTACGCCGTTATCGCGGAACCTTTTTTTGGGAGTAACGTGCGTGAGTGGGAGATGATTAACGACAGTCGAGACAAGCTGGCCGGAGTCTACGCCCGCGCCGCCATCAGGTTTGCAGAAGGATGAGCATCCCCAAGAGCATAACTATCGGTGGGGTTCGGGTCCGAATCCGGCTGGGGGATCTAGGGGACGACGACTGTTATGGAATGTATTCCCACAGGCGAAAGCTCATCACCATCGACAAGACACTCAAAGGAAAAGAACTCCACGACACCGTCCGACACGAGATGCTCCACGCCAGTCTCGCCATCTCCGGCCTCAGTTATTCCGAATCTTACGAGGAAGAGAGCATCGTGAGGTGCATGGACGAAATCTATTTTCCAGCGTGGGAAAGATTCACAAAACGATTCCAACAAAATAATGCCTAAGAGGACAAAGAATACTTTCAAGCCGCATCTGATGTATCACCCTAAGACGGGCAAGACATCTCGTGCAAACACCTACGCCCAGCACATCGCGCTTGGGAAGAAGGGATACGTCCACTCATCTTCCAAAAAGAAGAAGTCGTCCCGTGTCCGCGACTCTTTTCCTGAAGCTGTCGAGAAGAGGTTGAAGGGCGGCTACTGAGGTTGTGAAAAAGAAACTGCCTCGCCAGTTCTCAAAAGAGGGCAGGGGCAAGCTCATAAAGTTCAAACCGAACTCCGAGAACGTAAAGCAGGCTTTCGAGCGAAGTCAGAACCTTGGGGTGCTCCCGAACTCATTCACCCGTGGTGCGGGGCGCATGACGGGCTTCCTTGGTGAGATCGCATTTGAGCTTCTTTTCCCCGACTCCAAATACGTTGGCAACTACAGCCGCACCCATGACTACTTAATGGGGAATAGAAAAATTGACGTAAAGTCCAAGACATGCCGCGATACGCCCAAGCCCCATTTCACGGCCTCTGTAGTCTGTCCTGAAAGTAAACCCCTCAAGGCCAGCCACTACTTTTTTGTTCGTGTCCGCAAGGATCTGACACGGGCGTGGATGCTGGGCTGGATCACCAAGAACCGCCTGATGGAACAGGGCGAGTTCAAACGTAAGGGCGAGGAAGACGACTACGGGTTCACCTACAAGGTGTCGGGGTGGCACATTCCGATCTCCAGCTTACGGTCCCCGTCGTCACTATGACGTAACCACAACGGCGGGGATAATGTCATATTTCTCCTCGATACTGATCGTCCACACCTTGCCGCCGCCGCGCCCAACCGACTTGACCGGACGAATATGTGTGTTGGCTTTCCCTGCTTCTTCCAACGCCGACATCCCGCGCCGGACGAATTCAAGGTTGTTAGACATCCCCACGTTACGCCCGTTGTTGAAGTCATGCAGCGTCACCTGAAACTCGGTCAGGGTTCCTTCCCAACTCTTCAGTGTTCCATTCAAGGCGCGGCACTTCTTGGCGAAGAACTCGACCAGTTCCGCTACTGCCGAGCGGGACGAGTTGTCGTAAGCGGCTGACGATACCGAGATGTCGATGAAGCTGACCACTCCGAACCGTCCGTATGCCTCGATCTCCTGTGGGACCGTCCAGTCCAGCAGCCACTTCCCGAAGAAGGGGAGTTCTGTCTTGATGGTGGCCTCCAGCATTTTGTTAGGCGGGAAGTTGCTTGTGGCAAAATCACTCACTTTTAAGGCCATGAGCTTGTCACGGTTGCTACTGTCAAGGGCGGGTATCACGGATAAGCTGTTGGCGTCCATGTTCAATGACATGATTACCCGTCCTGCCCACGGGACCGAGATGGAATCTGCATACTTCGCCATATACTCGATGCGAGGATTTGCCACGGCCCGTTTGATGAGTTCAGTTGCTTTCCGTTGATCCTGAAAGGAACTGGCACTTGTCGTGTCGTCGATCACCCATGCCGCTACGCGGCCCAGATCCCTGTTGAATTTTGTGTGGCCGGACAAGTAGTCAGACGCGTCGGAGAACCCACCGACGAGGCCCGAGATAACTCTGTTAGATAACAGGCTTTTGCCTTTGTTAGTGGGGCCAACCAGAATAAGTGCCTGCCCCTGCATCGTTTCCCGTTCAAGGACGGCTTCGTAGAATCTCTTTAACCACGCGTAGAAGTAATCTGTTGTTGGCCGTGGCGTGGAGTTTTCAAATAACTGGGATAGCCACGCGTGGAGGAACGGCCAGTTCTTCGGGTCTCCGTCGTCAGCAGGTTCCACTGGTTCAATGGTTGCGGTGTTCAGGATGCGGTTGCCGTTGCATTCCACCACGCGGTCCTTTGAGAAGATAACCGGAGCTATTTCCGTTATACGATTCTGGTTACTGATTACGAGGATCGCAGCCTCAACCTCCGACAGGGGTTTGCCCTTTTTCTGTTTCGGGCAGAAGCCCATTTGCCTGAGTTCCAGAACGAGTTGGTCCCTTGGTATCTCAACGGCGATGTTATCTAACAGCTTGAAGAACCGCTTTCCGTTGAACCAGTATTCGTCGAGGAGAGCGCCGAGCTTCTTCTGCTCATACTCTTCGACAAAGGATGGGCCAAAGATGTCGCGCCACGATATGAATCCGCGCCCCGCCCTGTCGCTGTAGCAGATCATCCCATCATCTGTAACCTGACAACCTTCACGGTCGATCCCGTCGTCGATCCAGAACAGTGGCCCCCTGCTTCCGACTTCAAATGGACCCACCCACCGATGCCCATAGTCGGATCTTACCTTCTCTGCGACAACGTCAATAGGGATGGCGGTGTCCCCAGATTGCGGTGGGCTGGTCTCGGCGGCTTTAAGGAGGGCTGTGTGGACTATCGCCTTGGGCAAAGGCACCCCGATCTTGTGCCAGTCGGACCCTAACTCAAAATATTGTGACGGGTTTAACGATGTCTCGTCGAAGCCAGCGAAGATTTTGTTCAGCTTCAGGATCTTCTTCATCTCCTTGGCGAACGCGGCAAACATGTCCGGTGGCACGGGGATCGCTTCCGCGAATTCCCAGACCAGTCGGATATACCCGCTGTATGTTTTTGACCTCCATGTCGGCAGGCTATTCGCGCAGATGGTCGCTATCTTCCCGTCCACCAGACTCCAGTCCACGGGCGCGTCGTAGTCCGCTACGATGCCGTAGACTTTGTTGGTGGGGTTCTCGGAGGATACCCGTTTTGATGGGGCGCGTCCCTCGACCGTGGAATAAAATACGTGTTTGGTTTTTGTATCCGCACACCATGCCCTGTATTCCGCTTTGGAAGAAAACGGCGGGACTGAAGGTTTGAATTTGGAAAGGTCGGCGGTCTTCCTTGCGGCGGCACTGCGTAGATTTTCAATATAGCGGTAGGTCATTTTGTGTAGCGGGTTAGTATTGCCCCTTCAGCCGCGAGCGGGATGTCAGCAATCCATTCCGGTGGGGTGGACATGATGCTCAGGATGTCGGCCAGCGCGGCGTCTGCCTTGTCGGCGTCTGATTCCACCACGATCTCATCGTGAACGTGCATGATGACGTTATGCCCCGCAGCAGCCACCCTGACAAGCATGTCCGAAAAAATATCTCGGGCCAGAGCCTGCGAAGCATTCTCAGCTATAAACCCGCCCCACAATTTGATGGGGATCATCTTGGCCCCCTTGGGGAAGTGGGCTGTGTGTTGTGTCCGGCCCCCTTCAACTTTGTCTGCGGAAATCAAACCGTAGTCCAGCACCCTCCCGCTCGGTAGATCCACCGTGAACGGTGTGGGCATTCCCTGCTCCGATAGGTTATATGCGCCTACAATGTCGTTGTTGAATTCTCGCCATAGTTTTGTCACTGAATCCATTGAGCTACGATAG